AACAATGAACAACATATCTTTAAAAATTGCGCTATTGTCACTAAAGCAAAGACAGCTAATGATTCGTGCTGATGCAGCTAGCGATAAACACAAATGGATAACCACCGAAACTGGCAGCCATATCAAAGTCGATGGCGATGGCAATATCGTTGCTGGCGCGGGTGGTAAGTTCAACGGCAAACCCTTGTCTGAAATGGGAGGCACTAAGAAGTTTACGAAGTATGCGACCAATGCTGAGCGTGCGGAAACGGCTAAGCAAGCTAATCAGACGCAAACTCTAGCTTCAAGCCCTGTTTTGTCAAATAATTTGACAAAACAAGAAAGTGCGGGTGCACTTTCTTCAACGTCTCAGTCCGAGGCGGCAAACGGAGATAGGACAATGAACTCACATTCTGTAACAAAAGTTTTAAAAAGTGGAAATTATGTAAAAGTTGACGGTACGCCAGAGTCAAAAGACAGAAATTCAAGTATGATAATTTCAATCATCGGGAAAGATGGCAATGTAATTAAATCTAGACATCAATCGTTTGTTAAATCGGCTAACTTAGAAGATAAAAAAGAAGGGATTTATGGATGGGTAGGAGATCAGGCAGTAGGAAGCGAAACATGGTATGAAATAGAAAAAGCGATGTCGGAAGTGCAAAAAGGAATGCCTAAATATGAGTATTCTGTAACCGATATTGCCAATTCTAAAAAGGCTGATGAGTATGACGATATAGTTAATGAGGGAGACAGAAGCGGCGGCAGCTATAATCCGTACAGAGATAAAACGCCTAGCACAGAGCAAATCAAAAAAGACGATTTAGCAGCTAACGAGGCCAGAAGAAAAGCTAATTCTGAAAAATTCAAAGACACTGATTTTTTTGCTAACTAAGATGAAAACATCAACCATAACGCGGCTAACAGGAGTAAGCCGCGCCACGCTGTCAAACTGGAAGAAGACCAAGCCAGACTTGTACGAAGTTATAGAAAGGGGCTGTGACGTTAAGAAAGCCAAGCAGTCTAATCAAGCAGAGTACGGCTACGATGGTCACTGGTACTCAGAAACAGGCGAGCGATTACCAGTCAAGCAATAGCCCTAGCCCCACAACGCCCACTTTAAACGGCGGGCTTTTTTGTGTTATAATGTATAATTGGTGTCGTAGCCAAAACGAAAATTCAAACAAAGCCGTATCTATTTATCAGATGGGATAATTTTCGCCCTCTACGACCTGATATTTTTAGAGCGGCTTTTTTTGTGAGTAAAAAATGAAAAACTTGATTGATGTTAAATCCGTTGTTATCGGTGAAGAATCTGTGCAGGCTGTTAGTGCCAGAGAATTGTATTTAGACTTGGGAATGAATCCTGCTAAGTGGGCAAGATGGCAAAAACGAATGATTGAAAACAACGAATGGTTTATTGAGGGTAGAGACTGGGTAATACTTGCCACTTGTGGCAAGTATTCAACGGCTGGGCAACCATCAAAAGACTTCGCTATTAATTTACGTTTTGCTCAACATATCGCAATGATGGCTAAAACACTCAAAGGGCATGACTACAGAAACTATTTAATCGACTGTGAAAAACAGCTAGTTAAATTATCACAAGCCGATGAAAATACCAACTGCTTAAAAGCAATCACGCGAAACAATAACGAGGTACGAGAAAACTACAAGGCACTGATTGAAGCTGGCTTACTTGAAGCACACGCCAAGAGTATTTTTAAGCGTGTTTATTTGCCAACAGCGAAAGGCTTGCAATATGTCAAAACATCCAATCATGACATTGCGCGATTTAAGCCAAAGTATCATGACTTGATTATTGAAGCCGTTGGAGAGTACCGCGAAAAGTTATCATGTGATAACGCAGACTTATTTTTGGAGTCATTAGCCAATCCAACACGCGACGGCTACTTCACATGTGATAGCGTAGACTTATTTTTTGAGGGTTAAACAATAAAAGGATCAATGCCAGACTACCGACAAACCGAAGACTACCGTGAGGCAGTCATAAACGCTTACTTGCAGGGCGCGATAACAGCAAGAAGAATTGTTGTATAATGTGGGCTTATGAACTGGTAACTGTGCAAATGTATAACTTTGCAGGTTTAAAAATCCTCACTCATAAAACTAACAACACCCGCCACGCCTATTAACAATGCGCAACATAGTGGGTTAATTGATTTAACACGGCTCTTGTCGTTCAACGCTAAAGAGTTATTTAAAAGAAAGCCCATTGCCGTACAGCTTTGGGCTTTTTTAATGTCTAAAATCCACTATGTAATGTTATAACATTACACTCAAAAAATATGTTATGTTATAACATAACAAGGCATATAATAAGCGCATGAATGAACACGAAATAGCACTAGCGATTAGCACAGGACAACTGCCAAGCCCTCAGGTTGTAGGCAATGCGGCATTGTTTGCCATGCGAATAACAGGTACAGGCGCGGCATATCGTGAAAAGTTAGACGAATACACATTTAGAAACCCTGCTAATTATTTGAATGATGGCGGGTTAGAGCTGTGCAATGGCGCACCCGTGATATTTAACCATCCAGATGGTGACGTTTTAACCAGCGAAAACTTTAAAGAACACATTATTGGCACTGTCATTTATCCTTATCTGCAAGATAGCGAAATATGGGGTATTGCAAAGATACTCGACACGGACGCAGCAATAGCAATTATTGACGACAACTTAAGCACTTCACCGACTTTTATACTTTCAAAAAACAATCAGAAGCGATTAACCATCGATGATATGACGGTGTTAATTGAAGACAAACCCGAACAGTTAGACAGCCTTGCAGTATGCGCTACTGGTGTTTGGGATAAAGGCAACACCCCCAGCGGTATTTTATTAAACAATGAGGAATTAACAATGGATAACCAAAATCCAGAGGATCAAAACGTGGCGGCTGATGCTGATATTCCAGCAACAGAACCCGAACCAGAAAACGATGATATTGTCGTGTCACGCGCCGACCTTGAAAAAGTATTAGCATTAATTGATGGTCAACTGTCAGAACACGCAGGGCTTAAAGAACGCCTAGGTGGTACTGAAAAAGCACTAGCAGCTAAAGCTGATGCGACTGAAACAGGCGGCTTAGCGGATAGATTAAACACTATCGAGGGCAAAATGAAAGAGCCCGAAGAATTAAAAGACGAAGAAGTCGCAGAAGTGGCGGACGCTGAACAAGAAGCCGAAAAAGTGACACAAGCGTTTGGTGACAGTGCAAAACATGCGATGAAAGGCGAAAAACCAGAGGCTTACAAACGCCGTATTGCTAAGCTCTATCAAAAGAATTCGGCTACTTTTGTTGATTCCAACTTGGACGCAGTTCAAGACAAAAATATGCTCAATTTAGCCTTCAAAACAATCTGCGCTGATTCTGTCCACGCAGCAGAGGTCATGCCACGCAACAACGGGCGCGGTGTGTGGGTTACTGAAACACGCGGCGGCAGAACTATCGAAAGCGTGAAAGGCATGAGCGATGATGCAGCTTTCACTGAATTTAGAATCAAAGCACGCGCGGGCGAGCTTACACAACGGAGTAACATCTAATGAATCCTTACTCAAGCGGGAATTTTGCTGGTACTTTTGTTTCAAACGCTAAAGGTTTCGTACAAGGCGGTTATGCCGCTGATTCAATTGCAAAAACTAAACTGGTCGCTGTTCGTGGTGCGTCTACTGAAACACTGCCTTTTTGGGGTGGTTTAGCAGTCACTGAAACATTGGCGGCGGTTAATGGTGGTTTAAACACGGTAGCACGGGCAACAGCTTACGCCGATGTAACTGGCTTTACAGTCAACGCGGCAAACTACACATCGTTAGTTACTACTGATAACACCGTCCCTGTTTCTCCAGTTAGCACAGATTTAACAATTTTTAGACTTGGCGAAAAAGTTCGTATTTATTTGCCGATTGATCCCGCGCTTGACTTAACGACTTTGCAAGTCGGTACATCGGTATCGTTTAATTTTACAACAGGACAAATTGTCGCATTTAGTACAACCGCATTGCCTGTCAAAGTGCTGGCAGTCGATCCCGCTGGTTTAGTTGCTAGCTACTCTAGCGTAACTGGTAATGTAATATGGGCGACTGGTGCAGTCGCAGAGGTGGAAATCTAATGGCTTCAAATTATTTTACAGCGAAGATTCAAGTACAACCTAGTTACACAGTGCCTGGTATGGTTGTTCAGCAATCGCTTGTTTCGGGTTTTACAGGTTTGTTGGGTGGCGGTAATGTTCAGGCGCGTTTAAATACGTCTGATGTTGCAGTTTATATGCAATCGCTGAAATTCAAAGCTAACAGCGTTATCAGTCAAAATCCCGCGAATCAATTACCTAGTGGTGTTGAGTTAATCCCAGAAATGCGCTCGATTCCAACTTATTTTATCCGTGCTAAAGCCGAATATGATAGCCATGACGTGGCGGCGGCGGGTAACTGGAACGTATCACTGGAAGCGGCGATTAAATTGGCATTAAAACAATCGCACTTTGAACGTATCCGCGATGCGGCGTTATATGGTGTGAATGCAACTAATCACGAAGGCATTTTAAACGCGCCAAATATCTCAACTGCAACACTACCAGCGGATAGCCATGCTAATACAGGCTTTATCGACTACGATAACGGCGAGTTGCTGGTCTGGTTATTGAATCGAATCAATGACATCACAAGCCGTACTTTCACAAGTGGCGCGCCTGTTCGATTAGCGTTCTTGATGCCTGTCCGTTTGTTAAATAAATTAACAACTGGCATTGTGCAGTTGGTTACTTACCAACGCATTGGCGCGGGTTCTGATTCTGTTCAAGGCACTTTACATTCTGTCATGTCATGGAACGGCAAAACGTTGGAGTTTTACGTTGACAACACGCTGATTGGCAAAGGTGACGGCGGTACAGACGGCATTATTCTTGCCATTCCTGAACTGGTAGACCAAAGCGATAACGCGTTCAATACCAACGTTTTTGCATCTTTACAGCCAAACATCACGGCTAACATTGTGCAAATGTGTGACACGCCAGAGCCAGTGTTTTACACCGTTCCTTTGTCTATGCAAAACAACGAAATCATGTCCGAACAAAAAATTATCCCTGCTTGGGGATTGCGTCCAGAGGCGATTACGTTTATCAGCGCGAAAGCCACTAACACCTAAACCTAACATTAATTAATCAGGAATATCAATGTTATACATAGCTAACCTAAGACCGTCAGTCTATAACTTGGCGATTAGATTGCCAGAGAGAAAAGAGCCATTGACGCGAGAAATCGCGCCTTATGGCACTGTGCAATTGAATTTGTCGAAAGATGAAGAAACCGCTGTAATTGAGCATTTGCAAAATTATGGCGGTCGCTCTTTATCTGAGTTTGTTGGCTATCGTAAAGATAACCCCACTGTAAAAACGCCGATTGTCTACCATGACAAAGAAATCAATTATGACAGCGTTCAAATTGGCGCAGACTTGGTTAAACAGGTGGCGCAAAACGTGGCAAACGAACAGCTAGCCGATTCAACAGCGGCGAGTGTTAGAGCGACTGAACAAAAAACTGGCAAGATGATGAACGGCAGTTCAGGCGTTCAAATAATTGATGAAAACGGTAATGTGGTGTCAGAGGTCACGAAGTAATGAGTGATTTGGCTGGATTTGTGGATTTTGTTAGAGGCTCTATGCAAATTAGCGATATGTTTCTACCGATTGATAGCCCCGTTATTTCTCAATCCTACGAGTTAGCGGTGGTGGTGGTCAATCCACAAATTCAGCAAGTTGGCGCGTTAATTTATGATACAGCCGTCTATAACCTAGCGGCTGATTATCTGATTAACTACGCGCCTGATGTTGCGCCGTACACGTTTTTTGAAGACCTACGCGCGAAGTTTGATTGTATCGGATTTGTGAGCGGTGTAATCACTAGCTCAAGTGATGCGGGTACAAGTCAGTCTTTACAAGTACCTACGGCATTTAGTGAGCTAACTATGTCCGATTTACAACGGCTGAAAACCAAGTATGGGCGGCGTTATGTTGAGATTGCTCAACAATGCTCAAACAGTTGGGGATTGTCGTGAGTATCACGCTGCATTTGGGCGTGATGGATGTTCCCTATGCTAAAGGTGCATCGACTGGAAGCGTGGCTGAAATTCTCGAGCAGAAATACGGCATTATGGAGTATTTTGCTTACGTTAAAGGCGATGAAATCGCAGCCGAATTAGAGAAAGATTTAGTCGATTTTATTGACGATTCTCTAAGCGGCAGGGCGATTCATTCAGAACCGTTTTCGAGTTCGTGCAGTCACATTGAAAGACTGTTCAAGCGTGCGTTGACTGAACAGTTTATGGATGGTTCAAATTTTAGCGGTAGACCAGTGCCAACAATGGCTTCATTACTTGGAATTAGTCACCGATTCAAAGGTAAAAAGAACCGCAGAGGCGTTAGACCGTCATTTGTTGACACAGGCACTTATCGGCAATCGTTTAAAGCGTGGGTTGAGTTATGAGTGTTACCGAGGGCGTAAGCACTACACCATTAAATTCAGCACTTAAAGAGGGATTGCGGTCACTTGATAGACTGCAAGAAATCACCTTTTCACGCTATCGCCGTTATGTTTTGCCTGTCGATGGCTTTGTATTTTGGATTAAAAAGAGCTTGCTTACTAATCCAAGCGGGGCGTTAAACTCATTCATAGTGGGCAGTGTACCGTTAAACACACTGCAAACAGTGACAAGCGCGGGCGATGAATTTACAGTGCTAGGCTCTTTGCATTACAGCACTAACAACGCGCAGGAAAATACTCAAGTTTTTGGTAAAAATAACGTCACATTTACAACTGATAAAGACATAGCCGACTTTAACGATATTGGCGAGAGTGAGTTGTTTATAGGCACTTGGGATGGTATCCAGTGGGCATTTAGTCAGCGCGGTAATTATTACAGCCAGTCAGGACTTTATCATTACACAGGCGAAGCGATTAACCCTATTATGCGTAGCCAGATTATTGATGACTTGGCACAATTAAAAACTGTCCAGATTGTCAATGACTCACTACCTATCTGGATGGGGCTAACAAAATACTCACCTGTTTATCCCGCTTATCGCGGTTTGCAGAACGTAAGACCGCCATTTTTGAGCGTTGAAATAACTGATTCTACCACGCTGCAACAGTTACCCTTTGTTGACAAAGACAGTAACCGCGATCAACTGTGCAAGGACACGGTAGAGGTCACTTGTTATGGCTTGGACAATAACGCCATACTGGATTATATCCGTTACATAGTAATCGAACAGGCGTTATTACCATTTAGCGGTTTTGGTATTTGCAATACACCGATAGCCAAAACTATCAATATTCCGCAATCTGAATTAAACGCCACAGCGAACGCTAAAAAAATCGTTTTTGAAATCAACTATTACCAGAGCCGAACCATTGATATTGCTAGGCAATTAATAACTCAAGCATTCATTTAATGCTTGCCACTACAAAACTTTAAAGGTATAAAAAATGCTTCAATTACCTATAGTACAACTCAATGTTTCGGTCACGTCCGCGCCTGTACCGAACGACTTGCAAGAAAAAGGCGCGTTCATCAGTCAGGGCGGCACAACTGGCGCGGCGGGTAGCTTAACGCTATTAACCACGGCGGCAGATTTGTCGGGTATCTTGAAAGGCGCACAAACGCTTACAGGCTTAACTTACAGCTCAGGCACGCACACAGTAACAGGCGTAGTTGCGGGTGGTCATGGTTTCGCAGTTGGACAGCAAGAGCTTGTCACGGTTTCAGGTTGTACGCCAACGGGCTACAATGGCACGTTCCTTGCGACTATCGTTGATGCTACCACTTTCGCTTATGGCATAACACCAACGCTAGCGGCGGCTACGGCATTAGGTACTGTCACCGAGGAAGACGTTACCGAATTGGTAGCGATGAATACCACATTCTTTGCCCAAAACGGCACACAAGCTGTTTTTGTGTTGGAACTGGGGGACGGTGACGCGGCTCACGGCGTAGCGGCTTTAAGCACTTGGCTTACAACGTACCCGAATGAGATTTATAGCTTCCTTGTTCCTCGCTACTGGGACACAGAAACGACTTTTAAAACGCTGTGCAATCTTTACACTGCGCCCGACAAGAAAGTTAATTTTTTCGTAACGACCACGATTAGTACCTACACTGGTTGGTACACGGGCGCATACAATAGCGTAATCGCTAGCGTTGAAGCACCTGTGATTCCTGTCACGGAGTTCACAGCGGCGGCGTTCTTTTTCCGCACGTTAGCGCGTAGACCAAACAGCGGTAGTCCGATTATGCCTAGCGCGTATGCTGAAGCTTTTGGTGTAACGCCATATCCTACTTTTGGTAACGGTACTTTATTGCAACAATTACGCAATAATTACATTAACTTTGTGATTACAGGCATTGAGGGCGGCATCCCACAAAACACATATTGTGAAATTGGTCGTTGTGTCAGCGGTGAAACTTTCGATTTTTGGTATGCAGTCGATTGGGCGGCAATCACGATGCAGCTGTACATTGCTAACGCAATCCTTAACGGCAACAATAACAACATTGCCCCGCTTTATTACGAACAATACAACGTAGACACTTTGCAGTCTGTAGCGGCAAATGTACTTAGACGTGGTACGGTGTACGGCTTGCTTTACGGTGATGTCGTTACAGTATCGCTAGATTCTAAAACATTCGCGAGTAATTTAACACAAGGCGTTTATGCTGGTCGTAATGTGATAAATGCTATCCCCGTGGCAATATACAACAATGATAATCCAAGCGATTATACACAAGGGCTATACGGCGGTTTCCAGGCGCGAATCATTCCACAGCGCGGGTTTGAGAATATCGTATTTAACTTAAACGCTACTCAATTCGCTAACTAACTAAGGGGTAATTTATGGCGCGTAGAATATTTTTAGGCAATTTAAATAAAGCTCAAGTTGCGATCCGTTTCGCTGAATACCCGTTACTTAATATCACGGCAGAGGCGCTAGGCGATAACATGGTTACGGTTTCGTCATCTGGCGAAATTACACCAATGTTGCCGACCGCAACGGGAGTTGTAGCCAGTCCTGCTCCATTTGTACAGCATACTATCAGCTTTGCGATTGTCAAAACTAACCCGCTGGCACAACAAATGCTTGATACTATCAACAATAATTCGATGTTAGGCAGCGTCGAAGTGACCACGGACGCGACAACACTGAATAAACAAACGTATGATAATGCTGTGTTCCAAACGTTTGAAACATTCACGTTCAACGGCAAAGAACCCGCTATTGGCTTCACTATTGGCTGTTACCAAGCTGTCAATAACTCGTTATTCGGTAGCTAAAAAAGTTTAACGCGCATAGGGTAGCCCCCGAATAGTTGACCTGACAGCGTGGCGCGTTAATTTTTCAGGTTTTTAAACACAGGATTTAAAAATGTCTAAAATCGGTCAAGATTTACGGTTAGTTAAAAAAATTGATGATGACTTGTGGATTCATCATGAACCCATTACTTATGACGTTTATCGTACAAACTGGAAATCGTTGAAGCAGTGCGCTAATGAATCGCTAGGTGGTGGTGCAATTGATAGCGCGTTATCAGCGAATATGCTGTTATTTGCGTTTAATGAATTTGCGAGCAAAGGCTGCGAAAAAGTCTATGATTTGCTTGGAATCACTGACGAAGAAATGGCTTCTAATCCAGAGTTAGCAAACAATATTGAATTAAAACGGTGCAAGGCGTTTTTAAATACGTTGATCCAACGCACTAATGTAGTAACGCCGTTAAATGGCACATACAACAATTTGCCCTTGTTGGATTCACGCGCTAATTTGTCAGAGTCAAACCTTGATAGCATTCTGGGTAATATCCTTTTTTTTACATCATGGAACTATGCGGGGATACCGACACCAACAAGCCTACTGAATTTAATAGACTGTCAGCCATCATTGTTGGACTGTGTGGCGTTTCAAAAATCCTTGCAGAAATCGATTGCCAAAGAATCTACCAAGGCGAAGGCTTAGTTTATGAATCCCTTTCCTATGCAACAGGTGAGGGATTTAAAGAGGTTTTCAGTGAGTGGGATTTAGAGTTTCAGACAGCGCATGAGTTTAGGCAACGGCATATCACAGCGGCATTAAAGAGCATTTATGGCTAAATCGATTATACAGATAGATGTTGATGATTCTAAATTTCTACAATTTAAGTCAGTTTTTGACGATTATAAGCAATCATTAGAATCAACACCCGAAGCGTGGAGCGATGCTAACTCAGAAATGGGCAACATGGTACAGGCTTCGCAGTTGCTTAAAAATGACGCTGAGAAACGCCTAGCCTTGTTGCAGTCTGCCACACTTGAAGAAGAAAAAGCCGAAAAAGCACTAAGCAAGCAAGAACAAGCGCGTAAAAAATCAACCGAAGACCGCAAGAAAAAAGACCTTGAATCAATCAAGCGCTGGAAAGAGCTTGGATCAACAATTGCAGGAGCAACTGCACAACTAGCCAAGTTTGCCGCCGTTGGCTTAGGTATCGCCACGGGCACAACTACGCTAGGCATGGGCAAACTAGCCAATGACGCGAGCGCGGCGCGTTTCCAGTCTATGGGGCTTGGAGTGTCAAGCGGTGCGATGCAGTCAGCGAATGTCAACTACGCAAAATTGCTAGGTAGTCCAACTGGTACGCTTCAATCTATCCGCGAGAGTCAAACCGATGTCAGTCAGGCGTGGAAGTTTTCGACCATCGGCGTACAGAATGCCGCGAATAAATCAACTGATCAGCTACTCCCTGAGGTCTTAACAAAAATTAGGGACACGCTAAAAGCTGCACCTGCTAGCCAGCGCGAAAACATTGCGAAGGCTTACGGCATGGACGGCTTCACGAGTGCAGAGGACAGACAGCGCATGATGTCTATGTCTGACGCCGAATTTTCCGCAGAAAATAAACGCTATCAGCAGGATTTGAAAAATTTAGCCCTGAGCGATTCCACGCTTAAAAGCTATCAAGACCTCAATACACAATGGGAAAGATTTAAACAAAAAACAGAAAATACATTTATTAAAGGACTTGAGCCTCTAGCACCCGCTTTGACCAGATTTAGTGAGGCAATAGGCAGCGCGTTCGAGAAATTCATGGCGGCTGATAAGTTAAAGTCTATTATCAATAAATTAGCTGATGGGATTACCCGTTTCGCAGAGGGAGACCTAAATAAATTTATTACGGGGATTGAGACAGCCGCCGCCACGCTTGGCACGTTTGCCGAGTGGATAGGCTCAATCACACCTGAGAAAGCTGCTTTGGTTGGTGGTGGTGTATTGGCGGCAGGTGCGGCAGCTACAGGGGTAGGTGCATTAGCAGCGGGGGCAGCGTCTATAGCGTTGCCATTAGCAGCGGCTGGCGCGGGCGGTGCGTATATCGGTAGCAAAGCCTACGAAAATGATACGCCCGAAAATCAGGAATGGACACAAAAGCTGGTAGGTAATGTGGCTGCTTTTTTTGGCGACAAAGATGCCCAAGACGCACAAGCGCAATTAAAAAGTTTTGAAACCAACAACAAAATTGCAGAAGAAGCATTAAAAAACGGCACTACTAATAATGAATTATCCAAAGAAGCCAACGCTAGACTTAAAGAGCTAGGCAAACCAATGAGCAAGGATGAATACAAAAAAATAGACGATGAATCGAAAAGCGGGTTTATTGTCGGTATTGGTCAGGTGTTTAAAACGGCTTTATCTGACGTATGGGGAAAGACAAAGGAAGTGGCGGGGGATGTTGGCAATGCAATGATTGACAGTGCCGATGCAGGCGAATTGCCTAGCGTGAAAATTGGTGGGAATCAATTTGAAAAGCACAGCTCAGCGTCAAAAGCACTTGAACAGCTTGGCATGAAACAGTTTGAAGCTAGAGGGCTTGCTACAAATATCATGGCTGAATCGAGTATGAACCCTATGATTGGAGGTGATGGCGGGAAGGCTTACGGGCTTATGCAATGGCATCCAGACAGACAAGCTAAGTACACAAAGCTTATGGGGCATACAATGCAGAGCGTCAAGGATAAAAAGACAGCATTAGCAGAACAACTTAAATTTGCACACTGGGAAATGACACAGGATTCTTATGAGAGTAAAAACTTTAGCAGGGCAAGTAAGGAATCAGGTGGTAACGCTTCAAAAATGGCGGGGCTTGTTTCAAAATATGTCGAACGACCAAAAGCCGTAGAAGAAGCGGCGCGTAACAGATCAGCACAAGGCGCGGGTTACGAAAAACAATACGGGTCTTCTATTTCTAAAGGCTCTCCAGTGGTTACAGGACGCGGTGAAAAGGATATAAACGGCAAGGTAAAAGATACTTACGCACTCAGAAAGCCAACAGCCGACCAACAAAAAAGCGTTATGTTTCAAGACCAAGGCGGAGGGTATAATAGCAACTCAAACAGAGTACAAATTAATGTAAGTAACAGCACGGGCGGCAGTGCTACAGCGAGCGCGGTTAGTTTATGAACAATCTAATACCAAACATCATCGGTCAAGTTAGCCGTGCATTAAGTGTAGGTAATTTTATCAACACAGCCGCGCGGCAAAGGTTTCGTATGCAGTATGAATACGCGCCCATATTGCTTAAAAACGGCATTGCTAACGGCTATCCAGAAAAAGTAATGTCCATTTTGCAATTGACGCAGCAAAACGGCTACCCAATTGATGATAGTGGTTATTTTGGTTATTTCAGTTTTGCCAACGGCGGTACATTTATGCAAAACACGGTAGCACAATACCCATTTGCTAATCAGTACACGGCAGCGAATGCAATCGTTAGACAGCCTAACAACATTAGCCTGTTAATGACCTGTCCAGCTCGTGCGAATATGCCGCTTGACCGTAGGCAGTCTATATTTCAATCACTAACGGCATCACTAGACAGACATATAGCTCTGGGTGGTATGTTTGCCGTCTATACGCCAATGGCGATAATGCGGAATTGTTTATTGCTGTCGGTGCGTGATTCTAGCAGTGGTGAAAATGCCGTGCTTCAAAATGGCATAATTTTCGACTTTACACAGCCGCAGATTATGACCGATGAAGACGCAAGCAAAGCAACCAATCAGACAATGGATAAAATCAACAAAGGGGAGAAATTCTAATGCAGTCATTCCCGTTTTTTCAAGAGCCTATCCAGATAAACCTAACGCTGGACGGTGACAGACACACCGCCCTTATACGCTGGAATTTTGCAGGCTTACGTTGGTTTATCTGGCTTTACACAAGCACTGGCGATTTAATAATGTGTAATCCAGTCATTGAATCAACACGCGATAAACCTATCAACTTGTTAAACGGTTATTTCTTCAATAATTCCATGATTTATAACACGTTTGTTAATGTGTTTGAGTTGTCATAATGCGCTACTACGAGCTAACAATCACACCGCAAAACGCGCCAAGTCCAGCCGATGAAAAGGCTATGCTATGTACAGGTGTGCAGTCTAATAAACCAAACACCAAGCAAAAACCTATCGTATTTAGCTCGTTAAAAGAGGATGGCAGCCACAATCCAAACGCGTTACAGATTGAATTTGATTTGCCTATAGCGGGCTTTCATGACCCAATTGGTAACAGCAATAATGCGTATATCAGGCTGTCAGGCATCCCGCTGGAACTGATTGCACAAGCACGCGATTTGAATAACTCACTGGTAGAAATTCAGGCGGGTATGTCGAAAGGTTTGCCGCTTGTTAATCCAGATCAGCGCGGTTTAATAATGTCTGGGCAGGTGTGGCAATGCTTCGGCAACTGGCAAGGCGAAAACACCACGCTTGATATTGTCGTAATGCCGCTAGGTAGCACTACTGGAAATTACACGTTTCAATGGAAAGCGGGTGTAAAAATGGTTGATATGATTACTCAAACGCTAAAGCGCAATCACCCAGAATACACCATAAAAGCTACTGTCAGCGATAACCTTGTCATATCGAATGATGAAACGGGTATGTATGGCACTATTGCACAATTCGCTAGCTGGGTTTATCAGCGGTCAAAGTCGATTATTACTGATTTAGGGTATCAAGGCGTGACTATCATCGTGCAGGGCAAGACCATCGTTATACAGGACGGCTCAAGCACTAAAAAGCCAAAAGTGATAAAATATACTGACATTATCGGGCAGCCGACATGGATAGAAATTAGCGTAATACAGCTAAAAGTTAATATGCGAGCTGATTTATTTGTTGATGATTTTATTACTATTCCAGAAAGCGCGGTTAAAATGTCTACAAAAACCGCAATGGCTTACAAAAAAAATAAAACATCATTTGATGGCAATTATAAAATAATCCAGCTAAGACACTTAGGCAACTCACGGCAACCAGACGCAAATAGCTGGGTTACTATTATTAACTGTATCGAGCAATAAAAATGGCAGACGGTCAAAAACTCCCTTTTAATCAGCAAGTCAACCGTGGCGCAACACGGCAAGCCGAAACCGTTAAATCATTAGATGGGAAAAACTTGCCTTGTAAAATTACAAGCGTTAATGGTTCGATTGTTGAGGCAGAAGCGGAGGTATCGAGCGGGTACACCATCCCTAAAATAAAGATCCCTCATGTAGGGGCGGAGTGGATTAGATACCCGACTCAAAAAGACGACAAGGGAATGTTTATCAGTGCTGATGCTAGCCTTAATACGATTAGCGGTCTAGGCGGTGGCAAGTCTGATTTAGGGAGACAGGGCAATTTAACGCCTTTAGCATTTTTGCCCATTGGCAATGCTAACTGGTTACCAACTCCTAACCCGAATTATTTAGTTTTGTACGGAAAAACAGGTGTAAAAATACAAAGCACGGTAAACGCTGAAACATACATTGAATTGACCGCTAGCGGAATTGCTATACATGGCGACATTACTATCACTGGCAAAATTACTGCTAATGGTCACATTATAGATGAGCGCCATACACACATCGGCGTCCAATCTGGCAGTGGTACCTCTGGGGCGGTTACATGATAAGGGCGATATTTGTTATTTGCGCGATGATGACTATCGCTCTAATCGGCATAGTGAGCGTTATTTTTGCATTGGTGAAATCATGAGAACTTACGGGCGCGATAGTGCGGGCAATTGGCAAGAAGTAACAACAGATTCCAACGGCTGGGATGATGATGTTTATTTAACGACTTTGGCACAAGTGTTACAGAGTGACATTAACGAAAGCTGGGTATTTCCTGAGATGGGGATTCCAGCGCGGCAGTCTGTTGTTGGTAGAACACATCCCGACTATTTTGTTGATAGTGTGCGGGCTTACTTCGCTCAATTTTTTCCATCAATATCAATCACACGAACCACAGACAGCGACAATAATCCCGCTTATTATGTGGACGTACTTAAAAATGATGGTAGCGATTATAAGGCGACAATTTATGTATAATGAGTGTTATGTTATAACATTACATAGGGGTTTAAGATGGGGCAGGTAGCTTTAAATATCGGCAAGGACGGCGCAACACCGCAAGCAACCACAGACCTACGCGACAATTTAGACGCTAAAATATCGGCTGTTTTGCCAGATTACACAAGCGGACTGCCTAAGTCATTAGTAGAGGACGTTTTAACGACTGGCACTTACATTGTGAGCCAGTGCGACCAGTCCTATATTGACGATATTAACTCCATCAGCTCAACAACAGCCAATATGCCAATCTTGGTGCAGATAGCAAACCAAGCGGGCATTCAGGGCATGAGCGTTCCATCACGCACTAGCGTTTATTGTGTGTTTAGCTCAACAGTTGGGCTGGTGATACCACAAGGCTTTTTGGTATCAGACGGCACATATCAATACGAAGTTCAAGACGGCGGAATTATCGGTAGTGGTGGCGTGTCAATCCCTCTCTACTGCCTTGCAACTCAAGATGGTGCGTGGGCGATTGCGGTAGGCGCGGTAAATGAAACCATCACGGGGTCGCCTACGGGCTTCACAATCACCGTAACAAACCCAAGCACGGGTACGCCCGCAGGCGAAGCAGAAACAGAGGCGCAGTTTAGATGGCGCGTAAATCGTGCAATGACAGTGGGCGGTCAGGGCATGGCTACCATGTTAAAGCAACTACTTTACCAAGTGTCAGGCGTGCAACAAAGGCTAGTATCAGTTAGACAACAAGCTGGCGGATTATGGTCAATTATTTGTGGTGGTGGTGATCCGTTACAAGTTGCTAACGCGATATTTTCAGCAGTGTTTGATATTGCTAATTTAACAGGCAGCACAACAACGGCAAGAAACATCACGCAGGCTATTTATGATTTCCCAGATATTTATACAATCCCTTGGATTAATCCACCGATGCAGACAGTCGCTATTACTGTCATATGGAATAGTTCAAGCGTTTATTTAGTTAGCAATAGTGCGGTTCAGTTATTAGCCGCGCCTGCGTTAATTGCGTACATTAATAGTATTGGCGTAGGTCAGCCTATTAATGATTTATTAATGGCGAATGTATTTAAAGATTCGATAAAAGATATTATCGACCCTAATCTAATAACCCGCTTGATTTTTGACGTGTCAATAAATGGCGTTGGTGTATCGGTAGACGTTGGCACACATATTTATTCTAGTGAACCAGAGAGTTATTTTTATGCCGCTACTGGTTCTATGACTATTAACAATGGTTAAATATGAGAGCTGATATTCCTATACCGCCTTATCCATATTTACCTTATGTATTTGACGACAAAATAAACGCCATTTTCCAGGGCTTAACAAGTTACGCACAGGACTATATTGATAGTTTTAATGCGCTTAACTTGCCTATTTATAATAGCAAAATAGGCGCGTTTCTTGATTATGTAGGCGTTAATCTGTACGGCATATCGCGCCCTATACTGCCAATTGGCAATATAACAACGATAGGCGAAATTAATAACGCGGCTTTGAATGAGTTGGAATTAAATAAACTCATTACAAAATACCCTGAACAGTTTTATATCGCTACCGATGATGTGTATAAACGTGTAATTACTTGGCATCACTATAAAGATGATGGTGATTTATTTACTATTCGCCATTTAAAACGGCGAATAATGCAATTCTTGAGTAATGGACATATTGACCAGACCTATCAAATATCAGTTAGTTTTGGGCAAAATAATCAGTGCAATGTTGTTATTTATAATAACGGGCGTATTAATTTAAGACCGTCAGCGATTATTAATGACGGTGAGCTTAATAACTACGCATTTAATGAATTGAGAACGCAACAAATACCCTTTGTTAAATTCGATTTAGCAGAGATTTTTAAGAAATGTATTGATACAGGCGTTTTAGAAATGCCTTGGCAGTACACAACTAATGTAATTGTCGAATAGGCTAAATTATGGCTAATACTATCGAAAAATGGGCAAACAACGCACGGACAACATTAGCGGGAAGTCTGTCTAATGTCGCAACAAGCGTTGTTTTACAATCAGGCGCGGGGGCATTGTTTCCAAGCCCGAACAATTTAATCGGGGAATTTGCAAAGGCGACATTGCAAGACGCAGCAACGGGCTTACGAAATGAAATCGTGTACATCACTGCAAGGACAGGGGATGTTTTAACGGTTACACGCGGTCAAGACGGTACAACCGCACAGACTTGGAGCGCGGGCGATACTGTTTTCGAGGGCATAACAGCGGCAACTCTAGCGGGTTTCGTGCAGCCCGTAACCGTGCAAACTAACACCCTTAATCATGCAACCGCTGGCGGGGCGGCGGACGCAATCACCGTGACTTATACGCCAGCTTATACGGCGTGGGTTGACGGCATGACGTTTTTTGTAAAAATAACGACTGCTAATACGACAACAACGCCAACGGTTAGCGTCAACGGTCTGACAGCTAAAACAATCGTTAAATCGCCTTCTGGTGGCGTGGGCATGGCTCTAGCAGCGGGCGATTTGCGACAGGGCATGATTGCGGAGTTTAAGTATAGTGGAACATTAGATCAAGTCATCTGTCAAAATCAAGATGATTCAACTAAATACGTTCCAACTGGTACGGTTTTGGAGTATACAGGCAATGGTGCAGCACCAGCAGGCTATGTGTTTGACGGCTCTGTTTTATCGCGGGCGGCTTATCCTGCACTTTTTGCATTGTATGTAACTAATTCTGGCTTTACCAGCCAAACGTTTACGGCTACCATTGCAAGCCCTGCCGTATTTACTAAGACAGCTCACGGTTTTACAGGAGGTGAACGATTACGGCTATCTACTACGGGGGCGTTACCAACAGGTCTAACTACCACGACTGATTATTTTGTTGAAAAAATTGACGCTAATACTTTTTACCTGACAACATCCGTTTTCGGCATTGCAACACGCATAACAACCAGCGGCACGCAATCTGGAACACACACCTATATGCAGTCATTGTATGGTTTGGGTGATGGTTCAACCACGTTTAATACGCCTGATATGAGGGGATTATTTACGCGAGGCTTGGACGGTGGGCGAGGTATTGATAGCGGTCGTGCCATGGGTACAGTGCAAAAAGGCTCAATAATGCCTTCCGACACGAACTATAGTGATGCTGCATTCGCCGTTGGTATTAGTACATCATCGATTATAACTCCGCTATTAACAATGGGGCAGGACGCGCTAAACGTCAATGATTATGTAGGCGTAGCAATGCTTGCTGCTACGGTGTATGAGAGCTATGGCGCTACAATGAGTAGTAACGGTGTAGCTCGACCATCAAACATAGTAGTCCAACACATTATTAAATACTAAGAGGCGTTATGACAACTTTATATAATTACAATTCAAGCGGTTTTTTTACTTATGCCGATAATGCCGATATTTGCCAGATAACGGGTAATCCAATTATGCGCATTAACTCTACGCTAATCGCTCCGCCAGATAATATCCCCGTTGGAAGTTATGCGCTGTTTGATGTGTTTAATGGTGAGAAATGGATAGTTTTTACACCTGAAATACCAGTACCCACATATCAAGAACTGGCACAACAACAATCGATAGCGATTGATATGTATATCGCAAAGCAAATAAAAACAGTCGGTTATGACGATATTGGACAGGTAGCGGCTTGCATGGCGGGCGGGCAATGGCAAGCGCAAGCGCAAGCCGTTAATGCTTGGATACAACTATGCTGGGGAAATCAGGCTAATATCATTTTAGGCAGTGTTAGTTATTTAAGCAATAAAGATGCCATTGATGCTCTACCAGCTTTTACAGTCACTTAATAAGCACCACTTTCTGTAGGATAAAATTGAAAAATCTATGCACGTTGTATAACCGTGCATAGAAAACGGTGTTATTTGATATGGTGGTTTTCCACCATATTAAAACTTTGAACTAAAACTCACTGATTATTTTCGTAATCATTTTTTCAGCCTCTACGAGTCTTGAGAGCATGAAATCCGCGTCAGCTTGCACTAAACAAAACGTGTGCATTATTAGCTGTTTGTCGGCATGGAAACGCGGGTCAAACGAGGCAAATAGATGTTGATTGACACCTACGCAGAGCATTTGCAATGTGAATTGCCAGTAGTACGCTGAATTGTCGCGCTTGAATTGCGCGAATGATTGCACGTTTCGATTATCTATTCCGTGAATTCTACGATTGAACGGGCATTTAATATCCACTGACATGATCGGATTATCATTTGCATAGATGATACCATCAGGCGTACAGCCTACTTTTTCAAAATCATCTAGCTTGATAAACGCTTGCTGTTCTTTAGTTGCCCGAATATCTGAGTAATACGCGGTTACAGCATCAACAGCAAGCGGTTCATTAGCTACGCCCCACGCACACTCTTTGCTTCTAAAATCCACGTCTGACTTCTCGCAATAGCCAGTTATCCGTTTCATTGCCAACTCTTCACAGAATTTAACCGCGCCGTCTGGTAGTTCGTCACTTAGCAAGCGGTCAAGTTGTTTTTTTTTGCTATCACGAGCATCGGTTGCTGTTTTAACTTTACCCGTGGTTGAGCTAAGTATTTTGTGCGTTAGCTCTTCTATTTCTGTTTCTAACTGTTCAATGGTGGCAACATCGGGCTGATAACTGCACAGTTTAGCCACGTTGCTGCCGCTTATAAAACCGCAGTGGGTTTTTGCGTAGACGGCGGCGGTTGATTCTTTTTCTTCAAAGCCAGTGTTCAGACTTTGCAATTGTTCTAACAGGTCTTGTGTTTCGATACTAATTTTATTCTCCAAAAGTTGAATCCCCGCCGATTAAAGCAAAGAAGAAAGCGAAGGGAAATCCATAACGCCTGTGTCAATTTGGTGACGAATATCAATAGCCATTTGTTCATATTCTGATTTGCTTTCGTTTTTCTCAAAAGTCAGAAACTTGTATTTGAAAACTTCTCCAGTGTCGGGATTTTTGCCAGTTGCATCGGCAAAGCGCATTACAAACGATAATCCTATTGGGTTTTCATTTACTGCCATAGCAGCCTGTATGAGCTTGATAATACCTAGAATTGAACGTGTTTTTATCAACGTGCTTTTAAGATTACCGTGCTTTTCATCGACAAAAAGCAAGTGTACCCAATCTTGGTATTTGGGTTCTTCGCCTTTTTTCGTGAACATTGCGACGTTTTTATGCGGCATAACCGCTAACAGCGTGCCTTTCATTTCCTTGCCGATGTCAGTATCGCCGATTTTGAAACGACCTGCACTGGCTGAACAGTCGGGCTGTATGTGGATAAACGATTTATTCTGCATTGACAGAACATCGTTTGAGCTTGCGAGAGTATGGAACTGTTCACCCGTTTTTTCGTCAACGCGCATAAGGCTTGGATTTTGAGCTACTGCCTTGGCTTGGCTTTGCAGTTCGATGACCGCGACTTCTTGTTTTTGTTCTTCTTTCATAAATAAATTCCAATAAAAAGCACGTTAATTTAATAATTAACAGTTAATGCGCCTAGCATGCCTTTTGCAGCTAGCTTGATGATGCTAGTTGCCGTTTCATCATCTAAAAAATCCACCAATAACGATTTAATTTCATCGTTTATTTTGCGGCGGTGGCTTAACTTTGCAGCTTCGGCTTGTTTTTTTGCTTCGGGTTCTGCGCGTTCAGTTTCTACGCGCTTTCTATCGGCTTCGATTGCGGCTTGCTTTTCGCGCTCTAATAAATCAAGCCCAGTTTCGCTTATATAAGCAGCGGCGGCGGCATCTAGTATCCATTGCATTATGGATACCCTTCTTTGTGCCGCTAGGATTTTTATTTTCCCTACTACATTGGTAGGTAGTTGTACCTGCATTCGTTCAGCTTTTGTTTTGCTCATTATTTATTCTCCTAATACTATTAATGATGTTTTGTTAAAATCGTTAAAGCGTGTTTAGTTTAACACAACTAAACAAATAAACAAATAAACAAATAAACAAATAAACAACTAAACAAATAAACAACTAAACAAATTATTTTATGACCATATCGGCACTATCAAAAAAATACCCAACTGTTGCATTTTTTGCAACAGTTCAACCATTGCGCGGGTTGGTCTAAATTTTATGACCATGAATAACCTCATGGCACGATTTACAGACCGTAAGCAAGTGGCTCATAGGTTCATCGAACAGCTTTCCATAAGTGACGTGGTGAACTTGCAGTTGTGTAGTTGCAAAACACAAGCGGCATTGGTTCTGGTCTAGTGCCTTTCGGTTTTCTTTTTTACGATACCATTTTTCTGACTGCAAATAATACGAGTAGTCCTGATAAAGTATAGAGGGTATTTTTGGACGGTGTACTTGTTCAAGTGGCGTTATATCAACCATTGTCTTACACAAGCCCGCTAAAACTATCGCCCTAAATTCGCTTATATTGGCTGTTTCTGTGTAGGTTTCCCACGCTTTTATGACGTAGTGCGGAACGCTTCCTATAACTTCTTTGCACTTGTCGCAGAATAGCTGGTACATCATATTGTCACCACGTTTTGAAAACGCTATTTTTATGTCCGAGTGTTCAGTAATAGCTTTGTTATAATATTTAGTCGTGTAGTTATCAACGCGCCATTCGGTACTATCTCCTGTCATTAACTCCAACTCATAACCGCAGTCCTCAGCAATTGCATAGGGTAGCAAAGCACCGACAAAGTTTAGGCACGTTGTACAGTATCGGCGCGTGACAGGTCTGCCGATTGAATCAACCGCACGGCAGAATTTTAAATCTGTGTTTAGGCAGGTGGGGCATTGCATTTTAGTTATCCTAGTGTGTTACGATAGCTTACATTTTACCACAAAATAGGAAATAAAATGAAGAAAGATGCCCATATCACTTGTAGAGTGCCAAGACATATTGCCGAGTTAATCGGTAAAGAGTGCAACAAAACAGGACGGTCTATGTCTGATTTTGTTCGTCATGCCGTGTTACTCAAAATAGCCGATGACAATAAAACAACGATTGAAGCCTTGTTAAAACGGGGTTAATCATGCTTAATTATTCGATACTGACAGCGGACACAAACCAAGCCAAGAGCTTGTCGATAGTTGATAATAAGCTAGCAAAATCCTCATTAGCCAATCCAACACGCGGCTACTTCACCGCTCACACTTGCAACACTTTACATGAGTTTGCCGACCATATTAACAAGCTCACTGTTAAGCAGTCGCTTATCATCGGCTCAGTCGTTAGACCTGACAAAACGGTTTTAGCAGTCGGCGAAAAAATCGCACTCACTACAAAAGCAAAACCGCGCGACAATGCGGTATCGCGCTCACTAGACTATCTAAAAAACCTCAACCACGCGGGTTTTATGTTGTTCGATATAGACGGTCGTCCTGAATCATTTGCCGAGTTACAGGCATTTATTCCAGAGTTGCATGACGGCGTGGGCGCGGTGGTTAAACCATCATCATCTAGCCTTATTTTTGACAAAAACGGCGCGGAAATCGTAGGCGACAAAGGGCGGCATATCTTTGTACCCGTGTTAGACATGAGCGACATAGAGCGAGCATCTAAGGCGATATGGGGCAGGCAGTGGTTAAAGGGTTACGGGCATTATCTGATAAGCAACGGCATACACCCTATGCTCTTGGAACGTGGTATCTATGACCAGACCGTGTTAGGGCATAGTGAGCGTTTAGCATTTGAAGCTAAGCCAATACTAAATAACGGCTTAACCCAAAAAAACAACCATTGCGTTGTTATTAATGGCGGTTTTTTAGACACGCGATTAATCGCTGACCTTACCACCGAAGAACTAGAACAAGTTGAACAGCTCAAACACGCAGCTAAAAAACTTGTTCGCCCTGAGTATGACGCGGTTATCACCCGAAAAAAAACTGAATACATAGCAACTGGCAAGACAGAAAAAGACTGGAACGGGTTAAAAAATCACGTTTTGCCTTTTGATTTTGAGGTAACGACCACCAAGGGCGTGTTTAAAGTCGAAGACCTTAACCAATCGCATGACGGCGTGACCATGCGTGACCCTTTCGAACCAGACTATGACGGCGGCAGCCTGACTAAAGCCAAGTTCTTTTGGAATGACGGGAAACCTAAAATATACAGCCAAGCGCACGGCGGGGTTAATTACAAAATAGCAGGTTATGAACCCGTTAAACAAGAAAGCGGTGAACTTGCGTTTTTTGATAATACCTCGTGGGATTGGTGGATAGAGTTATGCGCCCATGTTGAACGTTTTAACAAAAGTCATGCACAAGTCGCCCTAGGTGGAAAACACAAGATTTTGAGAATTGTACCCGCTAGTCACAGTCCCAACGGGCGCGAAACACTAGAGTTCTTTAGCCAAAAAGAGTTAGTTTTACTCTACCAAAACGACAAAATCAAAACGGGCGAAAAGAAAACGCGCAACGGTGTAGAAGATGTTTATAAAGACAAAATTACAGCGTGGGCAACACATAAAGACTGCCAAACTTTTAAAGGCGGGGTTATTTTTAAACCCTATCCGCCAGGCAAAGAACCACCAGCGAACGGACATTATTTCAACACTTGGCGCGGTTTTGCGGTAGAGCCAAAAGAAAACAACGAGCTATTAACCACAATCAAATTCCATATTAATGAGGTAGTCAGCAATGGTGATACGGCAGTAAGTGAATACATTTACAACTGGATAGCATACACGTTCCAGAACCCCGACAAACCCGCAGGAGCGGCGATTGTATTGAGAGGCGGCAAAGGTGCGGGTAAAGGCACTATTGGTCATTTTTTGGCAAAAATATGGGGTACACACGCTATGCACATGAGCAACTCTAAGCACTTGACGGGTAATTTTAACGCTCACTTAGCCGATGTTTGTTTCCTGTTTGCCGATGAAGCGTTTTATTCTGGCGATAAGCACGGCGAAAGCACACTGAAAGCATTGATTACCGAACCCGTTATGACCATCGAACGCAAAGGCATTGATACGGTACAGCAACCGAACTATTTAAAAGTCTTTATGGCTACCAATAGCGATTTTGCCGTACAAGCCACAAAAGACGAACGACGATATTTAGTAACGGACGTGGCAGATAGTTACATGGGAAACCGCGATTATTTTAATTCGCTACACGCTGACGTTATTAATCAAGACGTGCAAGCGGCGTTTTTATATGAAATGTTGAACCGTGATATTGAAAAATTTCATACGGGACGGATACCCGAAACGCAAGCACTACGCGACCAAAGAACGCACAGTCTGTGTAGCATCGGTAAATGGTTGATTGATAGTTTAGAGCAAGAGTGTTTTTTTTATTGCTCAGGCAGAGATATTTTAATGTATGAATGGAATGGGCAGAACATTCCCATGCGTGACCTATGGCAGTCTTATCTACTGTGGTGTGATGAACAGAAGCTAAGCGAGTATAAGCGCGTAACTTTAACCGCACTAGGTATCTATCTTGGTAATGCGGGGTTCGCGCGGAAAAGGGGGGCAAGTGGTATCAGTCGGGTGATGATGACACACGATGATGCGGCTACCATGTTTCGCACCAACAACAAACTTTAACCATACACAACTATACACACCATACACTAACTATACACGCTTTAAGTTATTGATTTAAAAAGGGTAGTGTATAGAGTGTATAGTTTGTATAGTTTAGAGTCATGTAAGAGAATATATATAAAATTACACGCTATACACGTTCGTTTTTTTATATTTTGCACACGTTATAAAACAAATTTGAAAAAAACTACACAAACTATACACTGACAACATAAACCCACGAACGGCGCGGGGTGTAGCGCGTTAAAAGTGCCGTTTTTAGTGTATGTACAGTTTAGCGAACTGTACACGGCGGCTTATTTTGGCGAACTCACCCGCGTTGAAAACCTGCAAAACAAATGTTTGTAATTATTTAATTTTGTTTATTGACAAAACAATTTTATCGTTTATAATTTAACTCAAGTCGAGAGACTTAGCCCAAAGGGCAACCGCAAGGCTCACGCGGATAGTGAGCCAAAACTTTGGAGTTAGTCATGAATAATAAATTTTTAGTAATTGGGTGTGTGCGTTGACGTTGAAGTTAAGTTTTTACACCCAACAGCAAAGCGCAAAGCGTTCATAAAAGCAAACGGAGGGAAAGACTTAATGCACGAGTCTGGAGACGTGGTAGGGTGCGTGAGAATGGCTGTTTGGCTGCGTAGACAGCCGAACCTTAGTGTGGCATTCCATAATTTGCTAGTAGCGTAAAAACAATATTTACAGCCAAGTACGGCTTAATTAACTCGGAGAAAATAACATGGGATATTTACACGAAACGTCTATTAAAGACAAACCAGAAGAGCACCCAGTTCGATACTGGGTGCAAATACTAAAGGATGGGAAGGAGATAGACCGCTTTAATGTTCGTGCCGATACCTACTCAAACATAGGTGGGTGGATTGTAAAGGACATAAGAAAAGAGGTCAGTGACGAAATGAAAAAAAGAAATATTGCGCATGACACAGTGTGTCATGTCCATGACAGTAAGTACGGGAGTGACTTTAAAATGTCATTTGATGCTGTACACCAATCAAAAAGGAAATAAAATGAAAAAATTTGCATTTATCAGTCGCCACGCTGCGACTAAAGAACAGCTAGAAATGGCAATCTCCAAAGGGATTGAATTAATCCCTGTGGGAGATTATGACGCGTTCAGCGTCACACCAGATCAAGTAGGAGATTATGATGGAGTATGCGTGGTGCACCCCGCCGCAGCTTTACGATTAGCAAGTAAATTTACAGTAGCAGTGTTCGAGAACTCCCAACGCTCAGAAGAAGGGGGGAGATTAACTTTTTTCCCCAAAGCGTTGCACGTTTATTCTTTATCTTAATAAGATGAAAGAACACGGCAATAAAGGGAACAAGAACGCACAGCGAGAAACACCGAAAAAAGCGGTTCTCGCTGTGCGTTGTACAGCAGAGCAAACGGCGAAAAGCTGCAATTGTGGGTTTTAAGAATGCTCGATTTAGCTAGCAAAGTTTAAAAACGGGGAAAGTATTTTACAATAAAAACAACTGTAATTATTAAAATTGTTTGTTGACAAAACAATTTTATCGTTTATAATTTAACTCAAGTCGAGAGACTTAGCCCAAAGGGCAACCGCAAGGCTCACGCGGATAGTGAGCCAAAAACTTTGGAGTTAGTCATGAATAATAAATTAGTTAGAAAATTCGCAAAAGCAATAGAAAAAGCTGCTCTGGAATATCCAGAGCCGCCAGAGCGCGGTGCGCAATTCGCCAATAAATGCGCACTGACAGCAGTGCGCATTTATGGCATAAACGCCGCCTCCTCAACTGAGGAAACATGCGCTTTTCAAAAAGCGTATGACAATTATTTTAATTAAAAAAATTGTTTGTTGACAAAACAATTTTATCGTTTATAATTTAACTCAAGTCGAGAGACTTAGCCCAAAGGGCAACCGCAAGGCTCACGCGGATAGTGAGCCAAAAACTTTGGAGTTAGTCATGAAAGCATTAAAAATTGAACTGAGCAATACAACTGCAATAGAAGCGGAATTGCACTCAGTGAACGGAAAAGCAAAAGCTCACAGTTACACCGATTTTTCGGAAATTAAAGCTATTGCAGATAAATTTGAAAGCAAAGTATATGCTTTGCTAGGGAATAAAAAAGCGATGACGGGAGCAAAAATTATTTCTGAAAGCGGCAGCAGTGTAGCAAAAAGCTACAAAGGAAAAAGGGTAAGTACAATTGTGACTATAGAGCGAAAAAGCTCAGGATGGTTTTTGATAGCCATTGGAACTGGCTATCTGTACAACGATAGCGGAAAATCTGAATTGTTTTTAACAGCGGCTCAAGATGTACGCGCAGTTGTACAGTTTCGCAAAAACTATAATTTAATTAAGTAATATAGCACTCACAGCGCAAGGATGCGCTATTAACTGGAGAATAAAATGTCACCAGTAGTAAATGATATGAAAAAGCATGGCAATAAGGGCAATAAAAATGCCCAAAAAGGCGAAACTGCGAAAGATGCAGTGATCGCGCTGCGCTGCACGACAGCGCAAAAAAAAATATACACAATTGCGGCAAACGGCGAAAAGCTGCAATTGTGGGTACTCAAAACGCTAGATTTAGCTAGCGAAAAAACTACTGGAGTAGAACAATGAGATTATTTAATCAGTCGATTCTGCTGCAAAACAAGGTTTCGCGGCGCATAAGCCGTTGAGCCATATTATGTACAAAACGGAGGGGTATGAAAAAGTTTATATTTGAAATTGAAAGAATTAATGTGGTGGCTGATAAAGCGACTACTGAGATTAGCTTGCTAGTGGGCAGAAAGTGCTTAATAAGTGTACATACCTGTACTTCAATAGCGAATCCCGAAATTAGCGTTTTTATACAACCTGAGATGATAGATAAATTAAACATAGTTAAATTTGTCTCAAACGCGAAATGCGAATTTTGGCGCACCTCATCAACAGATGAGGAACTTGAAAAAAGCGGATTAAAACCTTTTGTAAAAGAAATAGCAGAGACTTTAGGATTTTATTTTGGGGGCGACAATGGCTAGAGTAGATGTTAATGCTATGCGCGAGACTTGGTTAAACCAAGACCGCAGCCATGACGACGAACCAGAACCCGCGATTGATACGCGGGACGGTTCTGAATTTGAGGAATTTGAGGGCGAAGAAAATGAATAAAAACGTAACGCAACTACAAAGCGGTTGCTTTGTTAAGCACGGCGAATACAGCGGATTGAAGCTGTACTCAATGGATAAAAATGCTTGGTACAGCACAGAAGAGCGTGCCATTGTCGTACACAATACAAAAGCTGAAATTGCGGCAAAAAGACAATCGGTGATGTCATGAAACCAAATTGGAATGACGCTCCAGAGTGGGCGCGGTGGCTAGCGTGTGATGAAGACGGAAATTGGTTCTGGTACGAAGAAAAGCCAGAAATCAAGAGCGATGAATATGGGTGGTCTGTTTTAGATAGCGTATTATTTGAATACGCTGGATGCACTGAAGCGTTTATTTGCGAAAACTGGGAAGAAGCGCTAGAGGCTAGACCATGCGATATGAAATGAGTATTGAAACACTCCATCATTTTAGCTGTCATAAATGCAAAAAATGGTGGTCAATAGCAGACTGGCAGCCAGTAAAAACAATTTTTTGCCCTCATTGCGGAGTGCTGGCAACTGTTGAATCAATCAAAGAGGAGGTCAATAATGAATAAAAACGAACAATTTAAAGCTGACGCTGAACGATACGAGCAGGAACAAGACAAAGAAGTGTTGTATTTTGTCTGCTTTGTAATTTTTGTTGTTAGTGTCGTTGCGTTTTGGTTTGGTGCGTCATGAGTACATTTATGAAAGACCAAAAAAACCGAGAAAAACCGCGCTATATTGACTATGCGCCAATGCCGAAAGAAATGATTTTTTTGATTGGCTTGGCGGTCGGGTTGTTTGCAACTTTGGTGATGATGTCACGCTAACGCTTGGTTATTTGATTAATCCGTTATGCCCTAACCTAGTTTTTATAGGTTAGGGCTTAGCTTTTGAGGTATCATTTGTGTATTTTCGGGTGAGCAAATGAGTCTAATAGACGAACGTGTTGCTGTGCTAGAGAGTCAATTGACGCGAGCTAGGGCGGATTTGAACGAAATCGCGAATGACAATAGAGAAGCACATAAAGCGCATCGTGAGAGAGATGACGCGCTAGAATCAGAAGTGGCAAGGCTAAAAGTGTCTATAGCAAAATATGAATGGTTGTTGGGCGGCGTGACAACGTGCGTTATTGTTGTCGCGTGGGTGCTTAATAGCACGGGTTTTTTTAACATTTGGAGCTTTAAAAAATGAAAATTAATGTAGATTGGACGCAACCAAGCACTCAGAGAGGCATTATCTGGGCGATTTTTGGCTTGGTTGGTTTGGTTTTTAGTTGGTTTGGCAAAGATACCAGCTCACTTTTACCAATTTTTACCGCGATGTTAGCGGCAGGGGCGCACGGCGTAGCAGTTGACGATGATAAACAAGGTGGTGAAAAATGAGAAATTTAGCGTTAGCGGATTTAATACATCAAGGTGAGTCAGTATCTGACGGTTACAACGCATATAATAGAGGCACGGCAGGTGGTAGGGTTTTAGGTGCAAAATTTAAAAGGTCGCTAGTTACAAGCCGTCTTAATGCGATTTTAGCTGACATGGCTTTGACCGCCGAAAACACAAATAGATTGTTTGCCGTTGGTCGGTATCAACTGATACCGACTACTTTTAAGGACGCTATCGAACGCCTAAAGCTAGACAAAACGGCGGTTTTTGATGAGGCGTTGCAAGATAGAATCTTGTGCGATTATCTTTTGAAAATCAAACGCCATCAAATTTATGATTATGTGTGCGGACTGTCTAGCGACATCAAAGCGGCTGCACTGGCGGCAAGCGAAGAATGGGCGAGTATTGCAGACCCAAATACGGGATACAGTCACTATGGCAATGGCAATGTTGCAAGCATAACCGCAGCGCAAATAAATACCGCGTTGAAAAATGCAAGGGTTGCTTATACAGAAATGGGACAGCCTTTTGAAAAAGCGGTCTTTCACGATTAATTTTTAGGTGGATTTATGAACGATGCACTTGGAATAGGCAGTATTGCTGATTTAGCAAAAACGGCAATTGATAAATGGCTGCCCGATGCCGATGAAAAGCTTAAATTATCGGCTGCGGCAGAGATGGCACAATTAGCGCAAGACAACGCTATACAACTCGCACAGATAAAAGTTAATGAGGTATCAGCAGCGCAAGGCAGTCTCGCCCGTGACGCTTATTTATGGGTAGGCGTGGCAGGGTTAGCACTCAACTATCTGATTGCACCATTTTTCAACTGGGCGGCTTCGGTATGGGGATTTAGCCTGTTTCCCGTTGTTGACTTATCAGCATTGAATGAGCTTAGCTGGGGCTTGCTTGGCTTAGGCAGCGTTCACTCTGTCAGTCACGCGTATATTGCGGGGAAATAAAAATGAATAAAATTTTTACAGTATTGAGCGGTCGGCATCAAGATGAAGTTAAATTTTTAGATGCTATGGTAAGTGCTTTGCGTAAATGCGATTCTACGTCACCGCTTTATCCATCTTTAATAAGCCGTCTTTCTTGGCTTGAGTATCAAGCTGAGATAAAAGCGCGTTCAATCGTTAAGCTATGCCAGACAGGACGCTAAATAATAACTTGCAAGAGATAAAAAAATAGCTATAATAATTAGCGAGTGATTCTTGATGAGACTTTCTCAATTGCTTTTCCATTATACTTTCTCCTAAGTTAAAATTGACCCGCTTAGCCTTTTCCAAGCTAAGCGGGTTTTTTTTGTCTATCGTTTTTGTGGTATAGTGTTTTTTATTTTGTGATAGCAAATGACGATTGAAATTGGAAATTTTAAAGCGCAGATAAAGCGATGGAAGAACAAACCGACCTTTTTACCGACAATCTGTCTATTGACGAGTGCGACCTTTTAACAAAGGACGGCAGAAAGCGCGGCTTGGAAAAGATAGCGAAGTGGGCGATGTCGAAACCTTTAGAGCGGATAAAGGCTATTGAGGTGATTGGTAAGATGGACGGGGATTTTGTGACTAAGCAAGAAGTAACCAGCGAGATTACAATCAAGGGCGGATTGCCGCTTGAACAGCAAAAGGATAACGGCGGCGTAGTCATTGACGAATGGAACTAATAATCCCAACACTACACACGGGGCAATGTGCAATTGTTACGCACGGGGCAAGATTTAAAGCGGTATCGTGCGGGCGCAGGTGGGGCAAGTCTGAAATGTTGCTGACTATTGCCGAAAACAGCGCGATTAAAGGTCAGTGCGTTGGTTATTTTGTGCCTCAGTACAAGCTACTTAGCGAGTTCTACGAGCGCATAGCACAAGATTTACACCCTATCAGAGCAAAAGCTAGCGGGAAGAATGACGGCGTTTTTAGGACTACAACGGGCGGCAGGATAGACTTTTGGTCGCTTGAAAATGAACAGGCGGGCAGGTCAAGAAAGTATCATGTTGCGCTATTAGATGAGGTGTCATTTGCGAAAGATAGCACGATGACAAATGTATGGGAACGCGCCATAAAACCAACTTTGTTAGACTTTCGCGGTCAAGCAATCGCGGCAAGCACACCAAACGGCATAAACGAGGAGAACTTTTTTTACAAAATTTTCCACGAAAAACAATATCAATTTACCCGCTTTCGCGCACCTACGCACACAAACCCATATCTACCAAAAGAAGAACTGGACAAGCTAGAGCGCGATAATCATCCGCTGGTCTTCAAACAAGAATACTTAGCCGAATTTGTGGATTGGTCAAGTAGCGCATTTTTCACGCTAGATAGTCTGCTAGACAATAATCGACCTGTACCATACCCTAAAAAATGCGATGCTGTTTTTGCAATCATAGACAGCGCGATTAAATCAGGCGTTGAGCATGACGGGACAGCCGTTATCTATGTGGCGCGGTCTATGCGGCACGGCTACCCGCTGGTGATATTAGACTGGGACATTGTTCAGCTAGACGGCGCATTGTTAGAAAATTGGCTGCCCGTTGTTTTTGAAAATCTCGAACACTACGCTAAACAATGCTGCGCGATATTTGGAAGCGGCGGCGTGTACATTGAAGACAAGGCAAGCGGACAGATACTTTTGCAGCAAGCTGATAGGCGTGGTTGGAACGCTCAAGCGATTGATAGCAAGCTGACAGCCCAAGGCAAGGATGAGCGGGCGATAGCCGTTAGCGGACACGTTTATCGTAGTGATGTAAAGCTATCCGAAAACGCTTATAATAAAACAACAACTTACAAACAAGTCACGCGAAATCATCTATTATCACAAGTTCTAACATTCAGACCTTGCGACAATAACCGCAAAAGACAGGATGACTTGTTAGACTGTTTTACCTACGCAGTAGCCATAGGACTTTTAGAATAATGAACACAGCAGAATTAACAATAAGTAGCGGTCAAACGCTACAAACAGCACTCGATAATGTTGAAGTCGGCAGCACTATCTCTTATCAGCTGTGCAAAGACATCTATCTAAAACACCCGCTAGGAGCGAAAATAATTGACCTGCCGATTGATAAAGGCTTGATGACTAAGCGCGAGATATTTATACAAGACGCGCCGAACGAAGTGGTAGAGCAGTTTCAAAAAACATGGACGCAGCAAAAAACCAATAGAGCTGTTGAAATGGTTGTGCGCAACAGTCGCATGTACGGTACTGGTGCATTAGCGATTGTGTTTAAAGACAAGTCTATCAAGCCAGACGTTAATATGGATTGGCAACTATGCCAACGGCAACAATGGGTATTTAACGCCCTAGACCCACTAAACACAGCGGGAACTGGAGTATTAACTCAAAACCCAAACGACTACGATTTTCAAGAAATACGAGGCGTAATGGTTGCGGGTAAAGATTATCATCACAGCCGCACGTTTCAAGTAGTGAACGAATGCCCTGTTTATCTGTCATGGACAGCTTCAGCTTTTGGTTTTACTGGCAGGTCTGTTTTTACCCGTGCCATTTACCCGTTGAAGTCATTTATCAGCACAATGATTGCTGATGATATGGTGGCGCAAAAGTGCGGCGTTTTAGTTCAAAAGACTAAAAAAAGCGGCAGTGTTATCGACAACATGATGCAGAAAATAGGCGCGATAAAACGCTCTTGGCTCAAGTCGTCAAGCACTGGCAACGTCTTAGAAATCGGCATTGATGACAGCATCGAATCATTAAACCTGCAAAATTTAGACAGCGCATTAAACGCGGCGCGGAAAAACATTCTTGAGAATATCGCCAGTTCCGACAAAATGCCTGCGTTGTTGTTGTTGGCTGAAACTTTCGCTAGTGGGTTTGGCGAGGGTAGCGAAGATGCTAAACAGATTAGCGCGTATCTCGATAACTTCAGAGAGAAACACGCCACACTGTACGAATGGCTAGATCACATTATTAGGAAAGCAGCGTGGACTCCTGAGTTTTACACGACAATACAGGCGCGTTATCCCGCCGAATATGGCGGCGTATCGTATGCGGTTGCGATTAAGCAATGGTGCGATAATTTTAGCTACGAGTGGGAATCGCTAATAAAAGAGCCAGAAAGTGAAAAGGTAAAAGTATCTGAGGCTAAGTTTAAGGCAGTCAATGACTTAATGACTGCTGTGTTCGACAAATTAGATCCCGCTAATCAGTCGCTGTTTTTGCAGTTTTACGAATCGACAATTAACGAAGCTAAAGAGTTGTTCCCGAACAAATTACAGCTTGATTTTGATGCTTACGAACGCTATCAAGAAGAACAGCAGCAGCAGCCCGAAATGCCACAAGACGGAGCAATGCAACAATGAACAACATATCTTTAAAAATTGCGCTATTGTCACTAAAGCAAAGACAGCTAATGATTCGTGCTGATGCAGCTAGCGATAAACACAAATGGATAACCACCGAAACTGGCAGCCATATCAAAGTCGATGGCGATGGCAATATCGTTGCTGGCGCGGGTGGTAAGTTCAACGGCAAACCCTTGTCTGAAATGGGAGGCACTAAGAAGTTTACGAAGTATGCGACCAATGCTGAGCGTGCGGAAACGGCTAAGCAAGCTAATCAGACGCAAACTCTAGCTTCAAGCCCTGTTTTGTCAAATAATTTGACAAAACAAGAAAGTGCGGGTGCACTTTCTTCAACGTCTCAGTCCGAGGCGGCAAACGGAGATAGGACAATGACACCACAAATGGATTTCTTTGAACAAAGAATATCAGCAAAAGGCTATTCGCTCGGAAAAGAGAGCAACGGTCTAATTGAGATAAAAGACGCTAAAACAGACACAATAGCTCTAATTGACCCGTCAACAATGGAAGTTGAAGACTTCAAAGGAAGAATGAAAAGAAAAGGAGTTTATTTACAAGTCGATGCCTCTGTTGCACGCGGAAAAAAAGAGTACGGGCTATACGAAGCCGAAAAAAATAGAGATAAAGAATATAACGACGCAAAAAGTTTGCTTGAAAAAAAATCTCAAGCAGCAAGAGACTTGGAAGCAAAGGCAACGGAAGAAAAGAACCAAGAAAAATTAAAGAATCTAAATAGCAAAAAAGATTCAATCGGTAAAACCGCAGAACTAATTATTTTTAAATCAAATGGTTTTTTAAGTCAAAAAGAACGAGATTTTTTAAACTCAATTTCTAAAAAAAGAACATTGAGCGAAAAACAAGATTCGTGGCTTAGATCAATATCTGCTCGCTTTAGCATTGAGCATAACTCTAACATTAGAGCTAATCAGTCAAGTGTATATCGCGAAGAAGAGCCAGATATGCCGACACAGAGCGAAGACGGTAGCTGGTACGATGCGGAAACAGGTTTAACCATAGAAACGCCTGGTACCTACGCAGCAATGAAACATCGTTTTGGGGGTTAGGATGATTTCTTTACAGTTTTACCCTGCCAATAATAACCAATGCTAACGCCACAGCAGGTACTAACCAACGCAATCAAAGACTTGCAGCGGCACGGCTATGACAGCCCTGAGCGCGTGGAAAAATGGGTGCGCGAATTATCGATTGCAATAGAGCGAACAGGCATTAAAAACGATGATGAGCTAAAGCAGTCAGTACGCGCATCACTTGCACCCAAAATGCACAATGCAGCAAGTAGCGCGTTGCGTGGCATGGGTATCAGTAGATTCAATAAATCGAATCTATCACCACGCATATACAACGAGTTAGACAGGCGCATACTTGCCAGCACGTCACTGATAAAGCTAAACCGCACAACGGCGGTTAATGACACGCTACAGCGGTTTATCGGCTGGAGTACGTCAATACCCACAGGCGGTGCGGTCATTGATGACAAGGTGGAAGTTAAGCAGGGTATTAAAAAGGCACTGTCACAGCTTGATTTTGTCGAACGGCGGGTAATTATTGATCAGAACAGCAAATTAATTGCCAATGTTAATAACATTGTTGCGGTTGATGGTGGCGCGGTTGCGGTAACGTGGAATAGCCATTGGCGGCAAAAAAATTATGATTACCGACACAATCACAAAGAGCTAGACGGCAAAACCTTTTTAATCCGTGACAGTTGGGCAGATAAAGCGGGATTAGTGAAAGGCGATTATTACGAAGACCTGCCCGACCAATTCGGACAGGCTATATTTTGTCAATGTTATGGCTCATATTTGTTTAGGCTGAACCGCCTACCAGACGACATGCTAACTAAGAAAGGTCAGGAGTATAAAAAACAATGAACAACATATCTTTAAAAATTGCGCTATTGTCACTAAAGCAAAGACAGCTAATGATTCGTGCTGATGCAGCTAGCGATAAACACAAATGGATAACCACCGAAACTGGCAGCCATATCAAA